GAAGGTTCTTGGCTCAAACTCAGTGACGCCGGGAGAGACGGATCCCCACAGCGTGCGGCCGCGTCCAAACCACAGGCGCTCGCGAAAGAACGCCAGGTCGGACGGCCAGCCCTCGACCGATGACCACTCACCAAAGGCCCAGCGCGATGTTGCAAGGCCGGATCCCACCACCTGCGATGGCAGCCGGTCGATCACGGTGGCGGTGACCGTCGTGGCGTTGGTGTACCCGGTGATGCGCACATAGCCGTAGCCGGCGTCGCGGTACTGCCACTGCACACCGGTGTCGCCGTCAATGATCGCGCCCTCGGTGTGCACGGGCTTGCTGGTGCCTGTGGTTGCGCTGTTGAGCGCCTCGTAGGTTTTGCTGTCAGACCGGCGTCGCGCGCCCGCCGTGATGGCTTTGCCGACCTCCCAGGCTGGCACGGAGTTGGTGTCGCGCGCTTCCATGTAGAACAGCGAGCCGACATGCGCGGCCTGAAAGATGCCGGAGCTGGCAGTCAGTGTGATGCCCGACCCTGTCTCGGCCGATGCGTAGACTGTCGTGGCCGTATCGTTGAGGGATTTCCAAGGGCCACCGGTCGCCTCAAACAGCGTCAGCGAGAACGACGTGGCTGTCAGGCGTTGCAGGATGCGCTGCTGGTACTTGGAGTGCGCCAGGTACAGGAAGTCGCCAGATTGCGTGAAGCGCAGGCGCGGCGAGCCGTCGGTGTTGTAGAGGTCAGCCTCGGAGTAAGGCGTCACCACCTCGACCGGAACGCCAGGCGATGACTCCAAAATGCCGCGCACCTTGGTGACCGCGTCCCAGGTGTAGAACCGGACGTAGAAGTCGCCGAACTCCAGCATGTAGGCCTGCGTGACCGAATACTCGAACGGCACCAGCAGCACCTTCTTGGCACTGTCCTTGACCGGGAAGACGAAGCGCGTGCCAGCTCGCCGCTGGTTCGGGCCCTGCGTCGTTGGGATGAAGTTCTCCAGGATCGACGCGCCGTTGGGGTACTTGTCGAACCCGACGCGGCCGGCCAGCAAGGGCGACATCTCGCCCGTGTTGAAGTTCTCGAGGATGGGGGACGCCTTAGCCATCAGTCAGCCTCTCGCGAGTCCAGCCAAGAGCCCCATGGGTACTCGTCCGGTGGGTTCTCGATCGCGTCCTGGCGGGCAGCCTCGGCCAGCGCGAACTTGTAGCCCTGCGCTGCGGCGTCGTACTTCGAGCTCGACTGCGTCAGCGTCTCGCAGGCTTCCATCGCCAGCTTGCAGGCGAACACCTCGACGAACAGCGGATCGAACATCGCCGCGTTCTCGATGCGGGCCTTGTAGCGCAGCGGCAGCGGGGCCTCGAGGTTGGTCAGGATCAGGCCACCCTCGACAGACCAGGGCGCGGTCTTGTTGTAGAGCGACCGGGCGTAATACTCGCCAACCTGCACCAAGCCGAGATAGTCGGACGGCAGAGGGTACTGAAAATCGTAGCCCCAGGCCGGAGCTGCAACGAGCGCCGACAGGCTGGTGCGCTTGATCGAGAACTTCCAGCTGTAGCGCTGGATCTCCGCATCGCGCACGTCGGCGTACATGGAGTTGATCGTGCGCGCCGCCTGCGTTTCGTCTGTGAGCAGCAGGATGCGGTCAGCGCCCAGCTTGGTCAGGGCGCGGTTGGCAATGGAAACATCGGACGCCATGGATCACTCCTCGCTGTCTGCGTAGAGCGACTTCGCCATGACCTTCTTGTCGCGGCCGGCCATGGGCTTCATGCCGAGGTCGGTGATCTGGAGGCACATGTAGACCTCTGGGTCCTTGTCGTCGGAATCATCGCCAACGGTCTGCGTGGCTGACTTGACGAAGGCCACGGCCTCGATCGACACCTTGGTGCCAGCCTCGAGCGGCTTCACGATGCCAAGGGCTGCGCACTGGTCCTCGTTCAATCGGATTTCGGTGCCGTAGCCATATTCGTTCTGGCTGATAGGCTGGGCAGTCATCTCGCCCTCTGTTTTCATGCTGACGAGTGCCATGTCGAACTCCTGTAGTTGCGCAATTCTAAGCGGTTGATGCGGCTTTCTCAACGTCGCGATTACAACTCTATGCCCAAACGCGGCGAGGCTGCGCGGGCACCACGGCGAACGAGGTGAACGCCTCGGGCATCGGGCCACGGGTGTTCACATGCCAACCGTCTTCGGGTGTCACCACAGGACTCTCGGGGTCAGTGTTGTCCACTCGGTAGATGATGCCAATGACGTCAATGCTGCCCTCGTAGCCGTCCAGCACCTCAAGGCTTTGGGCTTCGTCTGTGAACTTGAGGTACAGGTCGCCGTAGGGGACTTCCACCACCGGAGCGTCTTCAATGATTTCTTCGGTCATGATGTGATCCCTTGTTCTTCTGCTGGTGACAGCTTGCGACTGTAAAAGGCAAATCTGGCGATTGTTCCGTTCAGGGGAACAAGTGAGTTACGCGCAGAGCCGATGTGCAGTGCAGAAACAACAGGCAACGTGGCCGAAGTGTCAGGTGATCCCAATGTGCCGTTGTACACCGCGGTGATGTCATTCGTCTTGTACGCTCCTGCCATCTTGATTGCAGATGCCCGAGAAATGGCAAGGGTTGAGTTGGCTTGAACAACTCCACCAGTGATCACATAGAAGTCTTGGTTTCCCGCCTGCCCTAGTGAAGCAAATCTGTTGTTTACAGTTCCGTCACTAATTTCCCAGTTGTACTTTTCGCCCCCGGCAGCAAGGGTCTGCGTGCTGCTGAACACAGTCCCCTCTGTCTGGTTGTACCACCGAGCAAAGTTATTCCCGATCATCGAGGCACTGTCAGCAGCCCGAGTGACTTGGGAGGCCACTGTGGGGATATAGCTGGTGGCAAATGCACCGGCTTCCAGTTGAGCCATCGTCACAGATCCTGTCACAGTCAACGTCAGCACACCAACAGTAGGGGTGAACGTCAGTGTTGTGCGTGCCGGATATGCACCTGTTCCCACCACTGTTCCCGTGGATGCCCCCGAAAGAACAATTGTGCCTGTACCGTAGAAGCTCAAGGTGTGAGCAGTAGCGGCCACAGTAACAACCTGAGTTGACAAGGTAGCACTATTAAGCAACAGGTTGGATCTTTGTTCCTCGATCAGCAAGCCCTTGGGAGCCAGCGTCACAGGGTCATAGTCAAACCGTGGGCCGTAGTAGGCCGTAGACGTTGGCGCCGCCACAGGGTTGTAGACGTAGGGATCAACAGAGGCAGAGTCGGACAACTGAGCACCGAAGATGTAGATGCCAGAGGTGCCGTCTCCGGTGTAGCTGGTGTTACCTGACCCATCCAACATACGGACACGCAATGCGATAACAGACGCAGACGATGTTGCCGTCCATACCAACGCACAGCGATACCAACCATTGCCAACGTCTGTGATTGACGCTGTTGCGTTTGTGGCTGTCCCTACCGTGCCAGTGGCGAGGTTGAATGTTGCAACAGAGTTGTCGTTGTTTGCGCGGAACGAAAATGACGTACGTTCACCCGCTTTTGCGTAAATGCTTGTTGCATAAACAGTGCCAGACAACACAGCGACTGCGGCGTCAACGATGTGGCTAGAGTTGGCAGTGTTCTCCACCAACTTCTGAGCAAACGGCTGGCCGTAGATGTCATCAACCTTTGTAGCGCTGATAGAGGCATTGCTCTTAGTCCACGCAGCGTTGTCGAAGTGCTCGGTGAAGCCCAGCAGGTTCTTGACCGTGGTGGGGTTGTACGTGGTGGCTGTGGAGCCTAGTTCGAGTTGAGCGCCCCAGATGTAGATGCCGGATGTTCCGTCACCTGTGAAAGATTCCGCACGTACCGATGCACCACTTTGAACTATTGCCAAGCTCCACCGAGCCGTGGAAGAAGCTGAAATAGCACTAGACGCAATGGAGATTCTGTGCCAACCATTACCGATTGATTCAATTGACCCAAACCCAGAAGTACCTGCCGTTCTCGTCCCGTTTTGAAGATCAAAGTTAGCGTACTCTGTAAACACCGCACTTGGCCCCAGAAGCTGCACAAAGCGGTATTCACCGGCTTTTACAAAATAACTTCCTGCGTAAGTAACCCCCGCAGTGCTTGTAAAACCATTCCAAATTTCATGAAATAAAAGAGCAGCAGTTGGAATAACTTTGTCGGCAGTAATTGCCCCATTCGGAGCCACTGCTGCATTGGCTGTAATTGTAATGGCTGACTTCGTCCAAGCCGCATTATCAAACTGCTCCGAGAACGTCAGCAGGTTCATCGGTGCGTACTGGATCAGGCCGTTGCTGCCCGTCACCGTGGCGTTGGTGGTGCGGCTGAAGGTGATGCGGGGATCGAGGGTCTGATTGCCGGATGTGAAGTCCAACGCAAGCGCCGAGCCTGCGCCAAACCCGGCAAATCCAATGCGCGACAAGGCCAGCGAGAGCGAGGAAAGCTGCATGGTGATGGCCGCTTTCAGTACAGGGCGATGAGAGAAGACGCCGTGGTTCCGGTGGCAAGCACGCGCTTGGCCCGCACCGGCAAGATGCTGCCCGTTGGCACGTTGGCAAACACGACGCTGGTGTCATCCAGCAGGTTCACGGTGATGTTGCCGCCCACACCAACATACAACGCACGCGCGTTTTGCGTCAGGTTGACCGCGTCGCTCGGCGTGACCGTGGCGGCATAGCCGGCCGGGTTGGGATTGTTTTCGACTGAAAAGTTGGGGGTCGCCATGTCGTGCTCCTGGATTGTCTTGATGCGAAAACGGGATCAAAAGCGATCCCGTTTTCTGAGGTTTTTGGGCCGGGATCAGATCGCGTCTGCGGCCTCGTCGCCAGATTGCTCAGGCTCCTTGCCCTTGCCCTTGGCTGACTTCGCTTTGACCTCGGGCTCCACGGGCGCAAACCACGAGCCCTTGGTGCCGTCGGGCACCTCGAACTCGTCGCCTGCGCTGCGCAGAGCGCCGAAGTAGCCGATGGAGTTGGCTACAACTCGCATCAGGCCACCGAGAAGCCGCTAGCGCCGTACTGCTGGGCCTGCACGTCTTTGACGAGCATGGCCGAGGCTGTACCACCCGAGGTTGTCGCGCCGGAGATCCGGAACACAACGCGCAGGTAGCGGCGCAGACCGATCGGGGCGCGCAAGCGGGCCAGCTCGGCATTGGCCGTGGCAGAAGCCAGGGCAACGACCCTGCCAGCCTCGGCATCGGCAAACGTGGAGTTGTCAGCAGAGTCCTGCAACACCACCTGGATAGACGAACCAGCGCCGGCCAGGGCGGCGTCCATCTTGGCGTAGATGTAGAAGTTCTCGCCGATGCCGACATCGGCAGCAGCGCCCGTGTCGTAAACGTCGGTCGACACAGCGTCGCCGACAGCGCGGGCCACGCTCATCGCGGTGCAGAAGGTGTTTTGAGAATCGAGGATCATGATGGGTTCCTTGAAAGATTGGGGAGGACAAACCAGGGGCCGGAGCCCCTAGCTTGATCAGACCACGCGGGCCTCGGTGGACAGGATGCGGTCCACGGTGCGGACCGGGATGCCCAGGAAAGTCGTGGTGCCGTTGTTCACGGAGCCAGGAGCCACAGCGCCGAACTGGTTGATGGCAGGCTGAACGGCCAGAGCGGCGTTCGACTTGTCCATCGCAGCGATCGCCAGGAATTCCTTGACGGTGCGGTTGGCGTAGAACACGGGGCGACCCATGCCCATCATCGGGATGCGAGCCATCGCGCGGATCATGGTCTTGATCAGGGCGGTGGAGGCAGTGGCGGCCTGGGTGCCGGTCTGGCCCACCAAGTCGGACACGTCGATGTTGGCGATGCGCACGGCATAGCGCCAGTCACGCACGGCCAGGCCGACGTCCCACTTCCACAGATCCGCGTAGGCGCGGTAGCGGTTGTTGTTGCCGTCGAAGGCGTCGATCTCGCCGAGATCCTGGTGGTTCAAGCCAGCCTGCGAGCCCTTGGGGTAGATGCCGGTCACGGTGTTCTCACCGAAGACCACCAACCAGACGGAGGTGTTGTCGGAGCCAGTGCCGCCAGCGTCGATCACGTTCTGGCTTGTAGGCACAGAAGCAGACAGCGTGTTGTAGCGAGGGGTCAGGCCGGTGAAGCGCTCGGGGTTCACGGAGGTGTCGCCGTAGATCAGCGTCTCGCCCAGAGCCTGGTTCATGCCCTCGATCTCGGACATCGCCTCAGACATGCGGAACTGAGCTGTGTTGCCGTTCAGCGAGGCGACTTTGACGTCGATCTCGTTGCGGGCTTCCAACATGCCGCAGGTGTCGACCACCTGAGCGCGGGTGCTCTTGGTGGGCTGCACACCTTGGTACAGCTTGCGCCATGTCGGTGTGGGCAAGCCAGTGCGGATGGTGCTCTGGTGGCCGGTGGGCAGGTTGCCTTCGATGAAGGTCATGTCCTGCAAGATTTCATTGGACTGCGCGAGCAGCTCGATGACGGTGGCCGTAGAGCCGTTGGGGTCGATGGACTTGGCGAAATCAGTCAGAGTGACCGCGCCAGCCTTGGTGGGGAGAGTTGCCATTGATAAGCTCCAAAAATGAGACTTCGGGGGGTCACTCGATGCCTCATCAGAGATTTCAGCATCAATCGGTTGCGAATATACAACACTGATGCGATTCTCGCAATGCAAGCACCAAAAAAGAAAACCCGCTCGAAAGCGGGCTTTGTTGTTTTAACGCAACAAATCAGGTCGCGCCGGGGTACAAACGCTCGGCCAGCGTCTTGGGTGGGGC